GCCTTCAATCTCAGCTTTTTCTTCTGGCGTTCCATTTTTATACGTCTTAAATACCTCGGTGTGCTTTTCTGGTAATTTCATTTTAGGTGTATTAAACATTATTATCTCCCCTCTTTAATGATTTTATTTCTTTTCGAACAAAGAACCTAATACTTCTTCACTAGGTCTTTCGAATAAGGTCACTTTAGAATTATTAGTGTAGTAAACAATAGGTGTATTTTGTGACTCATATTTCTCTTTCGCTTCTTCTTTACTCTCTACCTCAACAACTGTAAACCTTTGATTGCTTTTAGCTCGAGTTATGTGTGTATGTTTACGTCCTGTTGAATCTTTGAATGTTGTGACTAAGTATTGTGTCACTTCCCCAAAACCTCCTTGACTCGATCTAAGATGTCTTTACACGTATCCTTTTCCTGCGTCTGCTGTTCCATCTTGTCTTTCGTGGTTCCTTTTCATTTTCTTTTTGTATGCGTCAATGAGTTGGTCGATTGTATAGTAAGTATTGGCGTACAAAAAAGGCATTATTAAAACTTGTACAATACTATTATCAATACCTTTTACAAATTGTTCTGTTAGTGTATGCATTACATGAACAAAATAAACTGAATGTAGTTTAGGTAAAGTAACTTCATTTTCAATCAAATCAACCATAACCTCAGTAGTTTCTTCCAAATCTTCTTCATCAACAATAGTCAAAGTTAATTGCAAACTGAAAGCTAAGTAATCAGCAATCTCATCTAATTGTGTATCTAATGGCTTACCTGGTTGTTTCTTCCAATTTTTAAAAAACTCAAGTGTGTTAACCCACTCCGCAAATTCAATAATCATACTAGCTACTGTGTCATTTAAATTTCTAGTCGGTATTCTATCGTCGAACTTCTTTTGTATTTGTAATAACTCTTGTAACTGATCAATTGTTAATGTGTTAGTCATTTTCCTGTTCCTCCTCATATTTATAGACAACTTGACCTGCCATAATCCCTACTGCTTCATCAAGTTCAATATCTTCTTTGAGTGCATCTTGCATAGCATTAGGTAAACCCTCAAGTATTTCATCAAACGCTTGCGCTTTCTTATACACGTCTTCAACCTCTTTTAGTAAGCCCTCTGTGTCATTACCGTTATACGCACTAGCACTAATAACGGACTGTTCGATTTTTTCGCGATTATTCATTTGTGTCATCCTCCATAAAAATTTTATTGTTTAATTCCATTCCGAATTTAACTCTTTCATCATCGTTACCGAATTCGTTTATTAAATCTTTTTCAACGCTCTTGCAATACCTATCCCATGCGCTTGCTTTCTTCTCCAGTTCTTTGTTACAATCTCGTAACTTCGCTATATCCCCAATAAGCTCATCTCGTTGCTTCTTGTACTCTTCACGATCTTTTAATGCTTTGTGAAGTTTATCTAATAACTTGTTAGAGTTAGTACAAAGATTTTTATATTGTTCATCTGATAAGGTGAACGTCATCTCATAACCTCCAATAGCATCTCATTTTCAAAAATATTTCCAACAATTTCAATAATATCGTCATTTTCACTTAGTAATTCAGTTACATTGCTAAAAGTTATATAAAAGGCTCCTTCTTTAAACTCGATAAAACTTACTTCTCTCGAATAACAATCTTGAACAATATCCCCTTCATAAATCTCCACACCGTGCACATCTTTAAATCCTGTGTATTGTAATAGTTTTACTTCATTGAAACTTTTATAACCTGTTGAAATCAAAATGTACCCACTATTAAAATCGATTTCGTCAATAATACTCATAACTTTTTTATCTTTATCCCAAGCTTTAAATTTCAACATCATACTAGCAACTCCCCATCTTTCCAGATTAACGTCATAGTTAGGTCATCGTTTAAGATGTAGAATGCTTTGGTAGGCACACATCTGCCATATAAACATTCTTTTATACTAGTGTTCTCATATAGTGTAGAGTTATAGTCTCCTTCTTGAATCTCGAATAATTCAATCAACCTATCAACCTTAGTCTCTTCCGTTACTTCTTTTTCAATATCAACTATGAAGGGGATATCAATTGGAATAAAACTTGACGTCGAACACTTATTTGTATTTGGATGAAAACGAACGAATCCATCACTAAATCCTGTTGAAAAAAATATTTTTCCTTGTGATAGATCCGGATTTTCTCGCGCCCATTTAATTAATTCATCTAATCTCATTTCTTTTTTAACTTTGATTTTCATTGTTATATCTCCTCTTGAACAGTAAATTTATCGTTAATTGATACGTATCCAGTCACATTACATAAGATGCTATCAACATCAAAAGTCACACAACAGTTGCGTTCAACATCATTTGAATAGAATCTTTTATTACCTGATAACTTGGGGTTATCCCAAGCCCATTGGATAAGTTCAGGTAAATTCATTTCTTTTTCAATTTTGATTTTCATTGTTTCCGCCCTTTTAAAATAAAGTTAGTTGCTTCTGTTCCTCATATTCCAAATCACTTTGCTTTATATATGTTTCAAGCTCTTCCGCTGTATCAAATGTCTTTTTCACACCTTGCCAACCTGGCACGATATGACCGTGAAAGTAATAAGTGCCATTTACTACATGGATATGTGCCACTCGTTCGTTATCCTGATACAGATATCTCTTAGAGCCGAAAAATTGGTTTAAGCGTTCTTTACGTGCGCTATCTGTCATGGTCGTCACTCCTTTTAACAATTAGGCAGTCCAAACGACATGCATTCGTAATATAGTTCTTCATTCCTTATGCTTGTCTTATAGTTCTCAATCACATTGCTAACTTCTTTATGACTCATTGCTTTAACTTGTTCGTCTGTATATTTTTCGCAGTCTTCTAATTCCAGTTGCTCCTGTAATGACATTACGTAATCAACTTGTTTTTGCGTTGCCATCGTTACCCCTCCCACAAGTCAAACACTCTATCGACGTAAAACTTCGCCTTTGCTAAATCCTCGTGTCCGTTTTTCAACGGTGCTCTAGACAGGTATTTAATTGCATTACCTATTGCGAATGCTAATTGTGGTGGATACTGTGCCGTAACTTGTTCGATGAAATCTATAATTTCAATGTCGCCGTATGTGTAATGCGCAGGTTGTTTAACATTGTCTTGTGTTTCATTCATATCTACTTTTCTGTTACTGATTATGCTCATTATGCTTCACTCCATTTCTTGAACATTTGGTTATAAGTAGTATCAAACCAGTACGGATCACGTGAATGTTTCTGTGGTACATTAAACAAATGTGGCTTCTTCTTACGTAGTTCAGCCTCTTTACGTCGTTGCCTAGACATTTCACGCTCTTTGCTCTCTCGCTCCATGATTTTGGATAACACAATTTCTTTATACTCAGCTAAGCGCATACCATAAGGTGCATGTAAGGCTTCTAACAACGCCCAGCCACCTCGTACTCTTTTTGCAACCATTCCTGGAGTTAAACCATTCTTTTTTATCAATTCATTTTCATGTTCGGTAAATTTATATGGTTTACCGTTAATCTTTACGATACTCATTTATTCCACCTCTGTATTTATCCTGTGTTAAAATTTTTAAAGCTCATGTTTTTTTCTCTGGATGTTATTTATCCTAAAAAGTATTAGTGTGTCTTTTTGGTCGTTTTTCGCCCTATATTCACGAGCACTAATGACCAAAAGCTCTTTTTGCTCTCTCAGATAATTCTTGTCGTCGCTCTTCAGACATTAATTTTCTAAAACCTATTGCGCTTTTAGGTAGTTTCGCCCTAACCAATACCGCAGTCCCAGATTCTAATCGTTCCAATACCTCTACATCATCGCCGTACAACTTTGTCATTCTAGTAATATGTGTCGGTACCGATGAGTAAGCAATCCATTCTTGATTTTCGTAATCATAGTTCAATGTCGTTTCTCGGTCTTCTCTTGAATAACCGTCGCTTACAGTTTTTGTTTCTTTGGTAATTCTTGCCATTTATTCCACCTCTATATTTACGTTTCTAATTTTTAAATTGTCATACTCTAGTATTTCGTTAGGATTGTTATATAAGTAATCTGCCAGCGCATCTTTTTCGTTATCCACATCACCAAAATGCTTATATTCAACTTCTGTAGGTATTCTTATATCAATCGTTGCGTTTATATATGCTTGTTGTTGCATTAGATCACTTCATTTCTCTTTTGCGTTCTCGTCTTGCTTTAATTAATTCCTCGTAAGTAATCCATGTTTTGCCTGTGTACTTAGGTGCTTTACATATCCACGTTAAATTCACATCTCTATACTGATATCTGAATATCTTCGCTTTGATGTTGGCAACTTCAGTCGCCTTACCTTTAACATCTAAAACTTCGACCAGTTTGCCATCCTTCCACAAAGAGAAATCAGCTATATACGTAATCGGTCTTTGTTTCCCAAATTTAGGTTGTAGTTCGAATTTCGGTTGTATTTCGATACGATCATAGTTAGTGCCATTCATATTACTTTCTAAATATTGGTAATATTCACACTCTACTTTGCTATCAAATACAATTCCTTTGTACTCAACTTTCTTAGCGTTGTATTTACTCATCGTCCACCTCTAAATATCAAATATCGTTGCTTGTAAACCTAGCTCTTGCTCATATAGAAGTCCGTGAGCGCCTTTAAATCGTTTTAGGTCACTATCAGTCATAATTTTCTTTTCGTCGCTGAAATGGGCTCCTGTGAGCGAATAAACTTCATTTACGTTGTCTTTATACTTGATGACCTTAATATCTTCCGTGCCATCTTCTCGGTATAAGTAATATTTTTCTTTCGGCATTTTTAACACTCCTTAATGTGCGTTTTCTTCCAATTGATTTCATTCATAATTTTCTCTTCAACTCTGTCGTAATCATCGAAAGGCGATAACTCGTTATTGTCTAACAATCTGTTGACTGCCCAACCAGTCTCGATATATACATTTGCTACAATCGGGTCGCTTTGCTTTGTCTCTTCATACATCGATTTCAATAAGCTTTTGAATTGCATTATATTCATGTGAAAAACCTCTGAGTCTTCTTGTAATACTCAAATTCAATTATTCCGGTTTCGCCGTCTTTGTTTTTGGCTATGTTACATTCAACAATAGATTTGCCAGTGATACTGTCATCTTCGTCACGGTTATAATAATCATCACGGTAAAGTAGCATCGCTAAACTCGCATCTGCTTCTATTCCGCCTGATTCTTTCATGTCCGATAGCATTGGTCTTTTATCCTGTCTAGACTCGACACCACGATTCAGTTGTGAAAGTAGTACGATGATTGCGCCTGTCTCATTAGCAATTATCTTTAAGTCGCGTGATATCTTTTCTACTGCTACACGTCTATCAACTTTCGCATCAGTATCCATCAGTTGAAGGTAATCAATAAAAATAACTTGTTGACCGTCTGAATGCCTCATTGCTTGTGCTCGCACATCTTGCGGTGTGATATTACTTTTATCAGAAATATCAATACCTAATTTCATGATTTTATCCATCGCATTCGTTAACTTTGTTAAATCATCTGGCGTTAAGTTTCTGATTTCTTTTATCTTGGTTAACTCAATACCAGTAATTGTTGATAACATACGTTTCAATACTGATGTGCCAGTTGTTTCAAGACTAAAGAAAGATGTTTTATATCCATTTCGTGCTATGTTCAACATCATGTTTAATGCAAAGCCTGTTTTACCCACTGAGGGACGCGCTGCGATGACGATTAATTGCGACGGCTCCAATCCCCCTATTTTGTAATCCATGAGCTTATAACCCGTCTTAATTTGCTTCTTAGGGCTATCGCTGTATAACTCATCGACAAACTCCTCAACAAACTTCTTGGTTCCATCTTCTTTTTTGTTAGTAATTGTTTTTAAATCCTTGAGTTCATCAATCAAGTTGTTAAAGTTTTGATTCGTAGGTTGTTGTTTGAACTCAGTGACCAATTCATTCGCTTTGTTAAGTTGATAACTTTCTAATAATTCTTGTTGGTAACGTTCAAAGAAGCCGTACCCAATGAAATCGGAGTTGTAAAGTTTAGTTATAGTATCTGCATCTAAAAATTCTTTATCTTTAGTTGCTTTTAAATAGATTTCTTGATGATCTATCTTTCCGACGTCCATTACATAATTGAAAAAGGTTTTAAACTTTTCGTTCGTAAACATGTAATCTTTAACTCTTATCTTTTCTAATACGTCCGGTTGTTTAAGTAGCGTAGCGATTATTGTACTTTCAATTTCGAATTGTCCGTAATTCATTCGTTTTCGCCCCCAAATTCTGCCAACTTATTCATGAACTTATCTAGCGCTATTTTTCTTTGTCTGACATATTCGGGGTCATTCTGCATTTTCCATTGGTGTGTAGCGGTTTCGTTATCTACTGGCTCGATAGATACTTTTTTAGGTTCCTTACGCATGATTGCTGGTAAGTTAGGCGGGTACGGGTTGTTACTGTTGATATAAACATCTACCGCTTTTACAGTTGGTTGATAATCTCCATTCTGACTTAATACATCAATCCACATTTCTAACTTCGGTTTATCAAAATCAATGTTGTATACGTACCTAACTTTTTTAATAATTTCTAATGCTTGTGTTTTGCTCATCGGCATTAGTCATCACTCAATTCTTTTTCCATTTGTGCTATGACATCATCAGTAGTTTCTTTTTTAGAGTTACGAGGTTTCAATTTGTTTTCAGCACTTTCTTTATCTGAAACGCCTTCTTTATTCCAGTTCTTTAATACAGTTAGTAAGTAATTCAGACCTTTGTTGTTTTCTTTGCAGTAATCGGTAGCGACTTTTACTATTTCGAACTGATCTTGCTTAAATGATTTAATTTCGTGTTCTAACTGTTCTGCTTTTAAAGGGTTTTGTATAATTTCTAAATTGGTACTAATATACTTAAATGACTTTGAGACGTCGTCTGTCTCTCTATGTTTGTTAGTCTCTGTGTAGTCTATGGTATTGGTCGGGTCATTTTGTCCTCTTGCATCGTGCCAATTTGTCCTCATCGTCGGGCCATTTTGTCCCGATGGTCGTGCCACTAGTTTGTTTAATGTTTCATAATTGATTGAATACCATTTTGTACGGTCAAATCCAGCCTTGTTGTAGTTACCTACATGCAATAAATTTTGTTTTTCTAAACTCCCAAATGTCCTTTTTATAGTTCTCTCGCTCCAAAATGGAAATTGTTTTTGCCATTCTGGATAAGAATTAAAAATCCAAGTTTTACCATCGTACTTATGTTTTGAGTTGTTTAACCAATAATGAATTTGTTGCAATACTATTGCTTCGTTTAATCCTATTAATTCAGCTAATTTCGGTAATACTTGTATCGGATAGTCATCTATTAGTAACTTATTCATTTTTCTCTCCTTTCAACATTTTGTTGAGCCTCTCATCAACTTTTATCCACGAGTCATGCAAGTGATATTTATCATCAAACGACTTAACGCCAATCGCATGTTGCTCGTTGTGATGTTCGCGACATAACGCTAATACATGTTTGTCATAGTGATTCATCTTGTTTCTGTTCATGCCTCTACCGACTGCTTCATAATGCGCTAGGTCAGCGTGAGGCTTTCCACAAATTACACAGTTGCGGTTAACAGTTGACCAGTATAAGAGCGATTTATCTTGTTTCAGCAAGTCGCTTGTTTTGTAGCTAAGTGGTATGTCATTGTAGAACGTCCAGTCAAGCGTTGCTTCAATGATTTGACTTGCTTGTGTTCTCGTACAATTACTTAGTGAAATACGTTCATCATAGCCGTAGTAAGTCCTTACATACTCGATGAACATATGTCGCATATAGTCCATTGGTTGACCTGTATATTCTTCTATGTCTTTGACAAGCGCGAATATTTTTCGTCGTTGCTTGCCGGTAATTTGAAACGGATCTATGACGCTTACATCGACTTCCACATCAAATCCGTTATCAAGTAGTAATGTTTCTTTATTGCCTAATTCAACACCCGAGATGACAACTGTTGTTGTACCGTCATCTTGAGTGATATAACTAGTAATTTTCGGCATTTATATCAACTTCTCAAATTTATATTTATTACCATGTATATCAGTAACATCTTTGTGATTATTTTTTATTTTGTCGCTAATATAACTATGACTTCTGCCTAAGAATTTTCCTGCTCTACTCATACTTATAAATTCATATTCGATACCTAAATGATTAATAAGTTTTACAGCCATATTGGTATGCATTAATCCTGTTTCAAATGCATGCCTATTATTTTCCAAGTGATTACACCATTCAAGATTTTCTACATTGTTATTTTTGGGGTTCCCGTCAATATGGTTAATACAATTTTTACCTTCTATCATTGGTATAAAGGCGAATGCCACTAATCTGTGGACTAAAAAATCTTTGCGTTTACCATTTTTCCAAAGGGTTACTCTTACATCTCGACCATTAGGTGTTTTATCTTTTAAATAACGCTGTTTCCAATGCCTCCATTTTTGATAACGGTTAGACCAAGTAACTTTATTTTTGTGAGTTCTAACTCTACCTTTACTGCTTACTTCGTATATGCCCTCGTAACCTACAACATCTTTCCATAATTCGTTCATCTAACGCCTCCTAAAAAGGAAGATCCTCTATAGAGTCTGCGTTGTTATCAAAAGGATTATTACCAGTTTGAGTTTGTCTTTGTTGATGATAATTGTTGTTTGGTTGTTGGTTGTTATTCTTCGGTTCTAAGAATTGAACACTGTCCGCTACTACTTCTGTCACAAATACACGTTGCCCGACTTTATTTTCGTAGCTACGTGTTTGTAGTCGCCCGTCTACACCTGCCAGCGACCCTTTAGAAAGGTAGTTTTTAACATTTTCAGCTTGTTTCTTGAACACTACTACGTTTATAAAATCTGCTTCACGCTCGCCTTGAGCATTCGTGAATGTTCTGTTTACTGCCAATGTGAATGTACCTACATTTACGCCATTTGGCGCACTTCTTAATTCTGGGTCTTTTGTTAAGCGTCCTACTAATACTGCTCTGTTTAACATTATTGTTTCTCCTCACTATCCAATTGTTTTAATCCCGCATCTAATTTTTGGTGTGCTTCTGCGATTTGTTTTTGACTTAATTTATTAATGTTAGATATTTTTAGCCATCTCATCGTTTTATCGATAGTTGCATCTCGCCCTTTTTCTTGAGATAAGTTCACGAACTGATTGATACGCTCTTCTAATTCTGTAATATCGTTGTCACTTGCACTTGGTAGTTCCTCGCCGTTGTAGATATATAAGCCTAAACCGTGTAAAGCCGAAGCTTTAACAAAACATCGTTTTTGCGCTTTGTTAATATCGAAAGTTGTTGCACTACCTTTAGCAAGCGATTTATTTCTAAAGTCCAATACTGGAAGCCACTCAGTCTCTGTACTATCTTTCACAGTCACAGATACCTGTACAAAATAGCCTTCTGGTGTAGCCAAATAAGGTACAAAATAATTTTCTGTGTTAATATCTGGATGTGGAAACTCGTGTACTTTTACTGTGTAGTTTGGGTCAATCTTTTTCAGCTCTTGGTGTGCATATGACCATGCTAGATAAGTTAATCCATTTTTTTGTTCTGTATGATCATTCACGTTTTTACTGTTCAACTGTTCAAATAATGTTTGTTCAGTCATGTTCTACCTCCTCGTACTCAATAGTTTCTGTCACTGTTTTCTTGATTGCTTTGTGATAATCCATATTGATACTCGCTTCTTCCATACCGTTAAATTCCCTAGCTCTATTTCTATTTGTGGAGTAACTAACATCTGAATTATTATCAGTTGGTTTGTTAGTTATATAAATTGGCATATCCCTATGACGGATGATGTAAGTTACAGTCTGCTTCATAGCGACCTCCTACCATTTCATGACTAAGTTAATTAGTCTGTCCTGTTCGTCTGTGTTCTCTTCAATCCATTCATCTATTGCTTGGTTGAATAAGTCTGATGCCATATCTAAGTCATTCTCATCTACGACATAAGCATGTTTAATTGGTACGTTGTTCATATCTTTAACTTGTATTGATATGCCCATATGACCTTTTAAAATGAATAGCTTAAAATCGAATCCGTTAACATGAATATTTTTGCGTATGATTTCGCCTACTTCGTAATACATTGTTTTAGTCCTCCTTGCTGTCATCAATACCGAGAAATTTTTGTGATTTACACATTTGGAGAACATTGACAATGTCTTTATAACTCTTAGTGCTATCCAATAAGGAAGCAAGATCGAAAGTATGACCAATCACAGAACTTGAACCTGCTAAATAATCTCCGTCGATAACTCCTATTGATGAGAAAAGCAAAATATCAAATTTACTTTCTCCCTTAATTTCTTTCGCTAATTCATATAATTCTGCGGTTTTTTCAGATAATAAGTCTTTTATTTCTTCCTGCGTCATGTCTTTATATTTTTTAGTCATAGTTGACATCCTCCGTATTTCGTTTTATATTGAAAACATATTTTTTATTTCTTTATTAGATATGTTTGACACTGTTACTCATTGCTCTGAGTAGCAGTTTTTTTATTCTTCATAAAAGTATTCCTTATAAAATATGAATGTTGCGATACTTGCGAATCCTGCAATTGACCATGCTGTAGTGAAGTATAGAAACGGCATGAGTACAATCGCTAAGACTGTGAAGCACAGTACTGCTAATAGGTAGCTTTTATATGTGTCACTCATTTTATTCTCTCCTTAAAGTATTTTCTCTTGCCTTTTAATTAAATACGCTTCTAACTTCGGAATATTAATTAACTG